CCTCTGGGACCGCAACCTTCAACCTCGAATTCGATGACATCATCATCGAAGCGTACGAGCGTTGCGGCCTAGAGGGCCGCGATGGCTACGAGATGAAGACCGCGCTGCGGTCTATCAATCTCATGTTTGCGGATTGGGCCAACCGTGGCCTGAATCTGTGGACGATTGAGCAGCGGCAAGTGCCCTTGGTTGCAGGACAGTACGAGTACACGCTGCCTGACGACACGGTAGACGCCCTGTCCGCGGTCATCCGCACAAATGCGGGCACTTCGAACCAGCAGGACATCACGATTGACCGGATTGGCTATGCAGAGTATCTGCATGTGCCCAACAAGAACACCCAGTCGCGGCCGGCGCAGTATTTTGTGCAGCGTACGGTTCCTGCCAAGCTGTTTTTGTACCCTGCCCCAGACGCCACGACCACGTACATCTTCCGGTACTACGCCATTCGGCGCATCCAGGACACGGGAGCGTTCACCAACACGGCGGACGTGTCGTTCCGGTTTTTGCCGGCATTGATTGCGGGAACTGCGTACTATTTGTCGATCAAGCGGGCCCCGGATCGCGTTCCGATGCTCAAGCAGTTCTACGAAGAAGAGTTTTCGCGGGCCGCGGCTGAAGACCGAGAGCGGTCCAGCTATTTCGCTGTTCCAACCTACACCACGAGGTGAGGAATGGGTGCCGGGTTCGCATCAGGCAAGTTTGCGATTGCGCTGTGCGACCAGTGCGGGCAGCGCTATAAGCTCAACACCTTGATCAAGGACTGGAAGGGCTTCAAGGTCTGCCCAGAGTGCTACGAACCCAAGCATCCGCAGTTGGAGCCCAAGCGCACAATCACTGAGCCCCAAGCCTTGTACCAGCCGCGCCCCGAAGCCCGCATGGCGGTCACCATTTATTTGGGCGAAACCACTGACACATCGTTTGCCAGCATCGGTATGATGCCAATGCCGTATGCCAAGCCTTTGTGGGCAACTGGATACTTGGCCCCGGTGAGGACAAGCATCACATGAACTACACCGAACTCAGCGCTGCGATTGTTGCGTACACCGAAAACACGAGCAGTGACTTTGCCAATGAAATCCCGGTCTTTGTAAGGCAGGCGGAGCAGCGCATCTACAGCTCGGTTCAGCTCGCAAATCTGCGCAAGAACGTCACGGGCTACTTGACTTCGGGAAATAAGTACCTGCAGTGCCCCTCGGATTTTTTGTCAACGTACTCGTTGGCCGTGATTGATGGGTCGGGAGACTACACCTACCTGCAGAACAAGGACGTCAACTTCATCCGCCAGGTGTACCCATCGGCTTCGTATTCAGCGCTGCCCAAGTACTACGCCATTTTTGGCCCGCGGTCGGATAACGAAGACGAGTTGTCCTTCATTGTGGGACCGACGCCAAACGCTTCGTACCAGGTCGAGCTGCACTACTTCTACTATCCCGAGTCAATCACTGTTGCCGCGGACGGCCGGACTTGGGTCGGGGACAACTTTGATTCTGTGCTGCTGTATGGCTCGCTGGTGGAGGCATACACCTACATGAAGGGCGAACCGGACCTGATGGCTTTTTACAATCAGAAGTACGTTGAAGCGCTGGTGTTGTTGAAGAACCTGGGTGATGCCAAGCAGCGGGGCGATGCGTACCGAGATGGCCAGGTCAAGTTGCCGGTGAAGTGACATGATTACCGCAGGCTTGACCAACAGTTTTAAGGAGCAGCTCCTCCGAGGGGAACAGGACCTCTCGGCGGACGTGCTCAAGATCGCTCTGTACACCTCGGCGGCTGATTTGGGTCCGTATACAACGGCCTACAGCGCAACGAATGAAATTTCGGGTACTGGGTATGTGGCTGGCGGTGAGGTGCTGCTCAATGTGACGGTCAACGTCAGCCAAACGCTCAATGTGGCCTACGTGTCGTTTGACAACCCAACCTGGCCCGGGTCCACGTTTACAACCCGTGGTGCCTTGATTTACAACTTCACGAAATCGGGCAAGTCAATTGCCGTGCTGAACTTTGGCTCCGATCAAACCACTTTGAATCAGGCCTTCCAGATTCAACTTCCTACCAACAACCCAGAAACTGCGCTAATCCGCATCCTCTAAGGAGTCTTAGATGAGTAACGAACTTGCAAAGGCCAACGACTTCGTTGCAAGCGGCCTGATTGCCGGAACCCAAGCCTCTGAGGGCGCAACTGCCGTTGGGCACTACAAACTGGAGTGCTTTGACAAAGACGGTAACTTGAAGTGGGAAGTCGAAGGCGACAACCTCGTGGTCAATGTGGGCCTCCAGTACATGGCTGGTACTGCTTTGACCTCCACGGCTCAGATCACCACTTGGTATCTGGGTCTGATCACTGGCCCCGGCGTGACGACCTCTGCCACGGACACGATGTCGTCCAAGGGTTGGACTGAGTTCACGGGCTATAGCAACGCCACCCGCGTGGCTCCCACGCTCACGGCTGCAACCAACGCCAACCCTTCCGTGGTGACCAACTCGGGCACGCCTGCTAACTTCACCATCAACGCCACGGGCACGGTGGGCGGTGCGTTCCTGACCAGCGGTTCTGCCAAGGGTGGTACGACCGGTACGCTGTTCTCTGAGAAGGCATTCTCTTCGCCGGGTGACCGCTCTGTGGTGTCGGGCGACATCTTGGCAGTGACCTACACCTTCAGTCTCGCCGGGTAAGGATGCGATGTGGCCGAAGGCGGGTGGGGTTCAGGCACCTGGGGTCAGGCCGGATGGGGTGATTCGGTCTATGACCGTGCCGTTTCCGAAACGGCTACGGGTACCGACGCTCCTGCGTCTAACACCACATTTGCCACGGCTGTCACCGAGACAGCCACAGGCACAGACGCCAACGCCGCCGCAGTCACTTTTGCCGGGACAATTGCTGAGTCCGCCACCGGCACAGACGCGATCAGTGCAGCCCAAACATTTGATGGGCAGGTCGCTGAAACAGCCACGGGCACGGATGCAATCAGTGCTGCTCAGACCTTCAACGGTCAGATTGCTGAGTCGGCCACAGGCACAGATGATGTCTCGGCACTTGCCACCTTCGCCTCAGACATCGCTGAATCCGCTACTGGAACAGATGATGTTTCTGCCCTTGCAACCCTGGGTGCGGCGGTCAGCGAATCGGCCACCGGCACAGACAGCATTGACGCTGCGGCAACCTTCGGGGCAGCGGTCAGCGAAGCAGCAACAGGTACAGACACAGTTGATGCGTTTGCCATCCTGCCCGGAGATGTTGCTGAATCGGCCACAGGAACAGACGCCACAAGCGCAGCCCAGACATTCAATGGGCAGGTTTCAGAAACGGCTACGGGCACAGACGCGGAGTCTGCTGCCTTCTTGTTTGCTTCGTCAATTGATGAGTCAGCCTCGGCTTCAGACGCCGTTGTGGGCGCGGCCACCTTCGGCGCCGCAGTTACAGAAACCGCTACAGGGGCAGACGCTGTATCAACAGCGCAGACCTACGGCACAACGATTTCAGAATCGGCATCAGCTTCTGATGTCAACGCAGCGGCGGCACGGTTTGTTGCCGCCATCCAAGAACTTGCCACGGCCACCGACGACATATCCGGCAGACCCCTCTGGGAAATCATTGATGACACCCAGACAGCCAATTGGCAGAATATCAACGATGTCCAGACCGCAGGGTGGACTCAGGTCACCAACACCCAAACGGCAAACTGGCAAACAATCACCGACACCCAGACCGCAAGTTGGGCAGAGGTAGACGACACTCAAGACGCCAACTGGACGGTCATCAATACATAGGAGCATTCCATGCCCACCTCATATTCCCCCCTTCTTGGTCTGGCCCTCCCCGTCACGGGTGAACTCTCTGGCACTTGGGGCGACACGGTTAATGACTACATCACCAAGTACCTTGACTCTTCGGTTGCGGGTACGCAGACCATCAGCGGTTCTCAGACGGCTGTAACCCTGAGTGTCACGAACGGCACCACGCTCGTTCAAGTTGGCTCTGGAGCCACGGGTTCTGCCCAGTATCAGGTCATCAACTGCACGGGTAACCCTGCGAGCCTGTTGACGGTCACGGTTCCGGCGCAAAGCAAAACTTATGTGGTGGTCAACGCCACCTCCACGAGCCAGCAAGTCAAGATTGTTGGTGTAGGTC